ACTTCACGTTCTTCGATCAAAGCATATTCATAGTCACCTTCCTCCAATTGCTTAGAGTATGCTTCGGCAGCAGACTTGCAATCAAACAGTCGCAGGGAATCGAAGTGTTCACCTTCATATTCCCAACCACCGATAACAACATAAACTTTCATCTGAGATTTGTTGTTGGTCATACTATAGGTCCACTTTGGAGGTGAGTAACTTTAATCCATCGTTACATATGGTCCTTCAGTATCACAAAACTCATCAAGGTAATAGTCAATACCTAGACCAAGTTTCTCTGCTTCAGGATAAAACTCATTGAATTGTTCTTCAGTTAGAACATAAAACTCAGTCTCAATCATTGGTGGAAATAATGTCTGCTACAGTGTGTAATGTGTTTGAGGTGATGTTGCGAACTCCAGGTGACATTATAAACGCAACGATGAAGATTAACGCAATAGTCTTCATTTTATCAGGTGACTTGAATGTAAGACTTTTGGACCATTTAGTGATGAAAGTAGTAGCGAATGACTATCGAAGAAAAGAATAATAAATCAAGCATCAGTCGAAGCGTGAAGAAATATCAGGACCTGGTACTTCATAATGCTTAACTGCAGCAGCAATTCCTACCTTATCAAAAGCAAACTGTACCATCTTTTCACCATCGTAGATACTAAACTGTGTGTAAACTTTGGGAGCATAGTTTCCATTCTCATCCCAAGAACCACGCTCTGATTGAGATTCAATCACAGTATAAGTCTTGTTTGTATCAGGAGAAATGTAAGTGGTTTGTGTCATTATCAGTTACCAAAGAAAGAGTCGAACTCATCAGCAATCTTATCGATCAAGTCATCAGTTGCATCTAGGTTGAAAGTATAACAAACCCAGTCAACTGTATCATTCAGATCAGTTAGGTTGTTGCAGAGAAAGTCACGAAGGTCAGGTGCAATCTCAGAGTTGAAGTCGATTGAAGTGTTGTTCATACTATAGGTCCACTTTAGAGGTGAGTAACTTTAATCAGGCAGCAACAGAGTAACATGCAACCCAGGAAGGGATGCCACTTAGCGATAGCGAACCGTTGCGGGCATCGCAATAGTCTTGTGCTTCATCTTCTGTGAAGAAAGGTCCAATATACTCAGGAGAATTGAGTGCATCGGATACGAAACGAACGGTGAATGTTTGTGTCATTTACGGTTGAGATAGTTAATGAGAAGAATGTGTCCTGCTCCTAGAGTATAAGCAAGCAGGACTAATATTCCAGATGTTATCATCAATACAGGAGAGAGAATGAACCGCAGAACTTACGAACCCATTTCAAAGTGTCATAATGACTGCGGGGTTTTGACATCACCATGCTAACATTCTTCTCAGGATTGAGAGCAATCGCAACATACTGGTGTCCACATTCTTGCCATTCAGGTGTCACTTGCTGAATGAACATTTGGCGGACAGTACCTTCCTTCCAGTTGGTAGTGTAGTGAAAAACTTCGGTCATTTTGGGATGTGCTTACACTATAGGTCCACTTTAGAGGTGAGTAACTTTAATTGCCACTACTTTTGACTTGTGCGGGTGTTGATGGGGCATCAAATCCTTTCTTGATTTCATTACCTTGAACGAAACCAAATCCACCAGTAAAGATAGCAAAAGCAAGAACTATTGCTGCTTTTCCGTGTCCCATATTGTCATCTCGATTAGTATATTCATCTACACTTTGACCTGATACTTTCTCACCAACCCATGCACCTGCAGCACCACCCAAACCCATCAAAATCCAAGGAGTAAATGTAAAGAATGCCCATCCAACAGCAAGTAAACCAATCAGTCCAACTGCACCTGCACTATCACCTAAATCAACACCAGATCCTGAAGAACTGTTACTTACTTCTCGAAGATTTGTGATCTGTTGAACATCACCATGTTTGGCATAGATTTGTTGTTTTGCACCACTAAAAGTTGCTGCTTCAACTTGTGTACTAATCCTCCCAACTTGAGAGTTAACGAATACATCTGCTTTCCAAGTTGCCATCACCAAGTACCTCTTTGAATGTGAATTTTACGGATTTCTGAGTAAATGAAGCGTTGAAGTTTAGGATCGGTAGTATTATCAAAGGCATAATACAGACGATTCAGATAATCATCTTGTGTCGCACCTATGCTACCATCACCACCAATGTCATTGAGTGATGAACCTGCTTTCGATTTCGGTCTCCCAAAGTTACCTGTTACATTACCAGATGTTCTCAGTTTAGGACGAATCTTAGAGAGGTTAGAGTTAGTCATCGGGCAACAAGATCAAGAGTTTCCATCAACATTAGTGACAGTTCCACTTGGTTGTCTTCATCAACCACGGGAATGTTACTATCAACAAACTCGCTTGCAAGTTCTTGTAGAAGTTCGGTCATTCTCTGATCAGCATAAGCAAAGGTTGCAAACTCAGTCTTGAAACCATCACGCAGCAGACGCAGAGAACGTGTTACTGTCAGGTCTTTTATTTCTTGTTGGTAGTCAGTCATTGTAGGAAAGATTTGGGTTTGTAGATACATCAACGAGAGTACAGATAACCACCAGACCAGTCAGCATGTTGCAGCAACCATTCACGCTGCTCTATGATTCGCAGGTCATAACGAACACCTTTGGCAGGAGACTTCCAACTGGCAGACTTGTAAACCTCACCAGTCTTCTTGTCAACGAAAGCATGAACACTACGTGATCCACCACCATTAACAAAGATAACTTTGTGATACTTTTTGCCAGACTCGATGACATAATCAATGGGGCAAATACCATTCTTGAGTTCATCGATACAACGCTGATGATACTCTTGAGTATCACCATCATCAACGAACTTTTGATGACCTCGAATAGCATACTGACGATAGTTGTCTTTCAATGCTTCAATCAACGAATAAGTGTGACGTACAACAGCATCAGCAATATCTTGCTTTGCCTGTTGCTGTGCTGCGAAATCAACGAAAGAAGTAGTCATAATCAGTTGGTAGGTTCAGTAATCCAAATTGCACGGTCAGTTCCCATAGTGAACTGATTGTCCCAGATGAAATGAGTTGCTTGTTGATTACTCATCTGAAACTCACTCATAAGAAAGTTGAGTGCCTCTTTGAAAGTTAGGAAGCGATGTGTTTGTCTCATACTATAGGTCCACTTTCAAGGTGAGTAACTTTAATCAACCCCAATTCTTGGCGATGGTAAAGTTTGAATATGAGAAAGTTTCGCGATCAACTACTTTGAACATACCAAACTTGTTCACGATGACGTAACCTTCGTGGAAACTTGCTTCTCCATCAATATAACACTCGATCTCATCCTTTTCGTGAATAAACAGGAACAAATCATCCTTGATAGACTTCACCAACTTCCACAATCGGATGAGGTTCTTGTCACAATCACATTTTTCTGCAATTTCATCCTCATCAACGACCTTTTGCTCACGGATGCAGGCATTGATCTCTTTTTTGATTTGTGATGCCTTCCTATCGCTCACGAACTCACATAGAGTGCTCATCTGCTTGGCAAACTTACACACATCCTCCAGATCTTCGCGATAAGGGTTCAGTTCTACCTCAGGTTGCACAAACAAGCAATGTTTGGTGCTGATGAGTTTGCTATTCAGAGGAGCAGCACTCATCTCACGAATGTCATCAGCACCAGAGTAAATTGTATGAGGACAGATGATAATGTCCTGATAAACTGGAGCAGAAAACTTATAGGTAATAGTGTTTGGTTTGAATGTATCCAACCCGCTTCCGAAACCAATAAAATCACCCTGCAGCACTTGTTTAGTGCGAGGCAGGAAATTGAGACATAGGATGAGAATCTGTGCTACACGTGGTTGATGACCAAAATGAGTGAAGATGTCATCTTCAGTATAGCAAAGGCGAATCTTTTGCTTGTTAAATGCTGCTTTTGTGCAGACGAAAAACTTATTATTCTGAGGGTTTGTGCCCCACACAAGTGCAGGAGCACCGTCCATCTTGACACTGATAGTAGAATCAGCAGAGAACCAATCCAGCACGGAAAGGTCACCATTCAGGATGCTATCTTCGGGATGTTCGAGGTGTTTGTTTTGCATGATTCTAGTATTGCATGAAAAAAGGGGCATTTCAACCCCTCGTGTACCAGTCAATCAACTGGCGTATTTAGCACGGAGTTGTTGATAGAAACCAACAGCATAATCCAGTGCGTTTTTAACATAAGGAGCAACAGTTTCAGTAACTTTGCTCAGATCATCACGAAGTTTTGCAACTTCATACTGATGAATCTCCCAGCGAACCTTAATATCTTGAATATATTGCTGGCGAGTGATGAGAACCTCAGGAACTTTCACTTCAGCAGCAACAACAGCAGGAACATTTGCGGTTTGCTTGCGAGCACGAGGCATAGAGTGAATGCGTCTTACACTATAGGTCCACTTTGGAGGTGAGTAACTTTTAGTAGTTGGTAATCAGCACCTCTTTGACTTCAAGCGTTGAAGTTCCACGACCAGCAGTATAGAGTGCGCTCATATCATAGATGTTACAGTTCTCGAAATTGTTTGTGTAAAAACCATCACCAATATCCTTATTTGAGTACGCAAACTTACAACCACTTCCAGTAAGATACTTACACAGTCTTACTTGGTCGTCTTCAGTAAACCCACCTTGATATAGAACAATACTGTCACGATACGGTGGGTCAGCATACAACCAATCTCCTGGTTGAGGTTGATAAGCACCAAAATCACCTGAGATGATAGTTGCTTTCTTCAGGAAGTTTGCCACATTCTTGATTTTATTGACATCAAAGAATGCCTGCTTTTGAAGACAAGTACCTGGAGGAGTTGAGTACCTTCCATTACATTTGATATATGCTTTCCACATACCATTAAAGTTCACTTGTAGCATGAACAGCAACAACGCAGACAGGTAAACATCAGACTTACCTTCACACTCAAGACAATAAATGTCCCTGAGTTCGTAATAGTAAACCTTGCGTTCTTCTGGCGTAAGTGTCAACCACTTCTCTACACATTTGAACCATTCACAAATGACTTCATCCTCATGTTTTGCAAGGGTAGAATATAACAGAGTTAGTTCGCTGTTGAAGTCATTAACCACATAGTTTTTATGAGGATACTTCTCATAAACCCACAGAGAGTTTGTGAGTCCACCAGTAAACAGATCTACGAACTGGTTGAAGTCTTCAGATGGGAAGAAATGTGGTGCATACTGCTCCAACATTCTCTGTTTGGAACCAGTCCACTTAAACATTGGAGCAATAGTTGTTTTCATTTAATACTTACAGAATTAAATTATTCTAACAGATGCTTCATTGATTTGCAACCTCAAGCAAAAGTTCCTTGGTAAGTTGACTAAAAGGAAGAACATAAACGTTATCTGCAATTTCACCACGTTTCTGTGCTTTCAACAACTTTTTAGTGAAAAGTTTGGTACACTTATCAGTTTCCTTTTTACCTTCTGTGATGTAGAAAATAGTACGATTTCCATAGCAACCATCACGAAGTTTCTCAAGGTCGAAGAATACTTTTTCTTCAGTTGTGCCAGTCTTATCACCACCTT